GAATTAACTGAAGAGCAACTAAAGCTTGCGATGAAGCGTGAAGCTGCAGAGATTGTCAAAGACACCGTGCCTAACTACTCTCGCGTTCCAGAGTACATTAAAAGGCTAAGGCAAATGCCGTTTGGTAACTTCGTTGCCTTCCCTGCTGAGATGATCAGGACCAGCGGAAACATTCTTGGCCGAAGCATTAAGGAGTTAGCAAGCGAGTCTCCAGAGATTCGTGAAATAGGTATGAGGCGCTTAATGGGCCTCACATCCGTGAATGTAGCAATACCAACTTCTTTGGTTAAAGCAGGAACAATTTTAACTGGCGCGGATCAAGAACAGATAGATGCTTACAAGCGTTCTATGGCGGCTGATTGGGATAGAAACTCTACGTTAATACCTGTGGCTACAGATAAAGATGGCAAGGTTACCGACTTCTATAACTTCTCGTACACCAACCCTTATGACTACATTGCCCGTCCAGCAGCGGCTGTGTTTAACGCTGTAAACAACGGTATTGCGAAAGAAGAAGACCTAACAACAATAGCTTTTAAAGCCAGCTTGGGAGAAGGCGGTGCTGCTAGAGAGTTTTTCTCGCCATTCATGAGCGAGGCGATTGTCACTGAGAAGGCTCTCGACCTGCTTAGAAACAACACTACGTTTAATAGACCAATCTACAATGAAAGCGATACTTTGGGGACAAAGTTTGGCAAAGGCTTTGCTCATCTAGCAGATGGTATTATGCCTGGGGTTAGTCCGGTAGATATAACAACGGGGTCAGATTCGTTTTTGCCTTTTTCTTTAGATGTCAGAATGAGAGACTTTCCTAGAGCAGTTGCTTCTGCTGTATTAGGAGATGAGCGCCTTGGAGTAAGCAAACAAGGCTATAGGTTAGATGGAGCGCAAGAATTTACAGAGGCTTTGACGGGCGTTAAAAGCATAAAGCCAAGAGTTGATAGAGTCCTTTATTATCGCGCTCTTGAGGCTGGAAGAAATGTAAGGGATGCGGCTGGCATATTTAACCAAGTGGCGAAGCAGCGAGGAAGTGTTGATGCGGAGGCAACGACTCAAGCGTTTATAACGTCAAACGAGCAGCGTTTTAAATCCTTGCGTGATTTAAACATGGCCATTGAAGATGCCAAAACCCTTGGGCTTTCTACAAAAGACATTGTTGTTTCTTTAAAAAAAGCAAAGACACCCAATCTTGGGATGGTTATGGCAGGAAAGTTTAATGCATTTTTTCCAAGCAGCGAAACCATTGCAGAAGCTTTGAGAGGCAATGAAAACAAACTTGCTAATCCTTTAGACTTTGAATCAATTGGCCAACAATTTGGTGAGTTTCAAGGTAAGGATTTCAGACCAGAAGCTGCAGCCGAAGCACAAGCTGCACAACAACTTGCGGCTCAACCCCCTGCACAGGCACAGCCTTCCGCTCCAATGCCCCCAGCACAAGCTGGCACACTCCCTGGGCCACCTCAAGCAGGCGCTCCTACACCACCGGCACCGCCTCAGTCACTCTTTGACCGTGGCATAGATGCCTTGAAGCAGGTAGAGTTAAACAAACTCATGGGCATAGATTAATTTGATCCCTCAACGCGCACCAAAAAAGAGTAAGTACTTCGCCAAGAAGACTGAGTACGATGGCATCATGTTCGACTCAAAGCTTGAGGCGGCACGCTATAAAATACTTAGGCGTTACGAAGATGCCGGTGAGATCTCTGATCTAGAGGTACAGGTAGACTTCCCCTGCATAGTCACAGTAGATGGCGAGGACAAAAAAATCTGCTCATACGTTGCAGACTTCCGCTACAAGCGCGATGGTGAGGTGGTGGTAGAAGATACTAAGGGTATGATCACCCAAGTATTCACGCTCAAGAAGAAGCTTGTTGAGGCGCTATACCCAGGGACCAAGATACTGATTGTTAAAGACCCACGCGCCTGGGACTAAAACCCAGGCGTGCTCTCATCCATGTTGTCATAGTAGCTACCTGGAAACTCAGCCCTAATCTTCTCGCCCTCGATCATCATCTGGGTATTGAAGTTAGTCTTAGATAGCTCTCGCATCTCTGCGCTACTGTACTCATACTCAGCCCCCTCTGGACCTTTCCCATTGTAGAACTCCAAGATACCTGCTTGATAAGCCATGCCATCAGGCGTGCTTCTATTAGGCATATGGTCTGCGTTGACCAGTGCGGGTATCCACATATGGTCCTTACAGCCCAGTGGCTGCTCTTCAATTGGTATTGATCTATTACTGCGGTTACAGTACCAAACCGCCCCATTGGAGTTAGTAAGTGGCTTCACATGCACGCAGTTCCTGCAGTTGACTGACTCAGGTAAGCGCCGACCATAGTAGATGTCTTTATACACACTAGGCTCATTCTTCATACGCCAGTCTTTCTCTGAGCGGCGAGTGCCAATGTCTGGACTATCACTACAGATGATGCGTTCAGCTTTCTCTTGAGCACGCTCCCAGATTTGTGGCTTGTAATCGATGATTTCAGAGTATATCTCGCTGTTGTTTTTGTTCATCACTACAGCCATACACTTGGTTAGACCAAGCGCGCCCATGTAAGCATGGATCTGCACACGATATGAATCGCTCCAGTCCTCGTAGCTTTGTAGCTTAACTAGTTCTTTAAACCGCTTGTCGTTGGCGCTCTTGACCTCCATGAGAAGAACAACCTCTTCATCAGGGGGTGGCAGTACGCCCTTTAAAAGGCCATCACAGGAGCCTGCGAAGTGACCGCCAAGGAACGATGCCCTGAACTGGTTACCATCTGCATCATGCGAGGCTATAGATATAATCCCAGTGTCGCGGATGTTATCTACGATCTGGTCCTCGATGCGGTTGCCCAAGTCAAACAAGCGCAGCATCCTGCCGCCGAATGTAGATGGTAAGCACCAGCGGAATCCCATCCACTGTCGGTACTCATCATCATCTCCTATGCCACTGAACCCTAGGTGTCCACGGTTACGGCCTTCCTTTGCGGCAATGGCTTCATCGATCTTTTCAAAAATGGACGCTGATAACATTCCAATATTTCCCCTCTTTTCTTACAGTGATTTGTTTGATGTGATTCATATTGTTCTGCACGTTTACTTGGTGTACAGCCCAGTCAATGTCTGCAGGGCATCTGTATTGCTTGGTCAGCGCCCTCCACTTCTTCTCTGCCATCATTCCAGCCTTACCCTTCATGCCCAGCATGATAGGCATATTTTGTGGCCAGTAGTCGCCTGGACTTGAGAACATGACGTTAAGGTATTCATTGCCACTCTTCGATACCTTTTTCTCAGCAGTCACATAGTCAATGTCTTTAATCTTCTCTAACTTCTCAGCGGGATCTTCTAGTTCATCTGATAAGACAGAACCTGCGGCTGCTTGCCTGGATGTGGCGGCATCCTTCTCTTCTTCCATCGCGCTTATCAGTAGTTGCTGCTCTTTCACCATCTGCTTCACACGATCAGCGCCACACTCAACACAGGTGTATACATCGTTGTCGTTCACACCTACACACTCATCGCAGATCCATATCTTGGGAGTCTTGCTCTCTTCCTTCTCAGGCGTTGGTGGTTTAGCTGTATCAATACACCCATGGCGCTGCATGTTTTCGCCATAGTCCAGTAGCATGCAGTCTTTCTTGTCACCCCAAGTACGCATGCCTCGACCACAAATCTGTATGTACAGGCCAAGCGATTTAGTGGGTCTGAGTAGTGCTATGCAGTCAGTTCGCGGGGCATCCCAGCCTTCAGTGAGAACAGCTACGTTACATAGCGCGTTGATCTTGCCGTCCTCAAAACGCTCAAGGATATCTTCTCGCTCTGCTTGCGGGGTTTCCCCCGTCACTACAGCGGCCTCGATCCCCGCCTGTTTAAGGTACATGCACATCTTATTGGCATGGTCCACTGTGATACAGAAGAACACACTGCTCAGTCTGCCTTTGCTGTACGCCTTGTCTATCCAGTCATTGATGATGGCCAGCATGGTCTGATCTTCCATGGCAAGCTTGGCAATGTCGGACTCACGATAGTCGCCACCTTTGAACTTGACCCGCGCAGTAGATGCATCGATCACGGCATCATCTGCTACTTGGAATGCAGACAAGCGGCAGAGATAACCTTGCTTGATCATCTCAGGTATACCTACCTTGTAAGCTACGCCTGAGAAGAAGTGATCATCTAGGCCATAGATAAAGCCTTGGCCCATGCGAAATGGTGTAGCTGTTACGCCTAGAATCTTAGGCTCAATCCATTGTTCATCATCAAAGTGTTGAAAGATCTTGCGGTAACGTGTCTTTGGATCTGGCGCAACGTGGTGGGCTTCATCAACAATGATGTAATCGAAGTGACCGCTAGACCCCAAACGCTTTGGTGTGGCCAAGGTGTCACGGCTGGCGATAACAATACGGGCATCTACTTCAAACTGGTTAAGTCCAGCAGCCACAATGCCTGACGGGGCGCATGACCAAACTTTCTTGAGCTTGTCATCTGCCTGTGACACAAGCTCTTGCCTATGCGCGAGAATGAGAACCCTGCAGTCAGGCTCTCGTTCAAACAACTGTTTGATCAGGTTGGCGAAGACCACAGTCTTTCCAGCGCCTGTAGGGAGAACGATCAGTGGGTGCGTGTCTTGGGTTTTAAACCAGTGCAGCGCAGCATCAATAGCTTCTTCTTGATAGTATCTTAACTTCATTAGTGACATACCACTGGTTCTAATTGATCTTCAATTTGCTTCAGGGTTGTTAATAAGAAAGGGCTTAAGAACTCAATGCGCTCATTAGCTATGAGGTAAGTGGCTGCATAGATCATCATGGTTTCTGCAAACACATCAGGATCTAGATCATCTGCAATACCTGCCATGTTCTTAATAAGTTCAAGGGCGTACTGGTATTCTTCGTTTGCACCAGGCATTTCAATTTCAAATTCTTCATTCATTTTACAATAGCTCCATGAGTATTAACGCCTTCGGCATACTCTTCACAATTTAAACAATAGAACCCCTCGCCTAGATCGTACTCAAGGTCGGGCTTGTAACAGTCTGTGCAATACAACTGCCCATAATCTAGGTGAGCAAGCGCCTCGCACACTGGGCAAGATTCATGGGTATACCATCCAGTTGGTGAGTCACAGTCTTCATACTCATCAGACTCCATCTCTACATCAGGATGCTTATCACAGAACTCTGCGTCCTTTACGTTCCACGGGGCGCAAGGGTTACTTGCCTCCGACTTTCTTCTGACTTCATCTATGTCAGTCATTATCACTCCTTCTTTGCAAAGCCCTCACTTCTTCTTTGGTAGCAAGATTGACACTTCAAGCGGCCCTTGAACTGAGTAAACTCAGACGCTGGCTTAAGCTTCCCGCAATTGATGCACGGCCTAGTCTTGCCAACCGTTGCATCATCTGGGAGTTGAGTTGGCTTGTTACCTTTAGCAAGCCATTCTTGGTAAGCGTCATTCATCTAGCAGTACACACCATTTTCAGCCATGAAGATCTCCACCCCAATATATTCATCAGGGAAAGACTCGTAGGCTTCAGACAAAAGCTTCTGCAACTTCAACAAGATTTCTATCTTGCCCTGCGTATCCGCTTCGCCGTCATGGTTGGTAAACAATGGGATTCTGGTAAGCAATTGCTTGCTGTCATCATGGTCATCCCCGTGCGTGTAGAT